CATGGGCAAACAGGTGTATCTGGTGTAGGTAGAACTGCTAGTGGTATTAGTATGCTTATGGGTGCAGCCAGTGGCGGCATTAAGAATGTAATTAAAAATATAGATGACTACTTACTACGTCCTCTTGGTGAAGGACTGTTTAGATTTAATATGCAGTTTGACTTTGACCCAGAAATGCGTGGTGACTTAGAAGTTAAAGCACGTGGTACTGAATCATTGATGGCTAACGAAGTACGTAGCCAACGACTAATGCAATTCTTGCAAGTATCTTCCAACCCTGCACTTGCACCATTTGCTAAGTTTCAATATATTATTAGAGAGATTGCAAAGTCTCTTGACCTTGACCCTGACAAAGTAACTAACAATATGGACGAAGCTGCACTGCAAGCAGAACTTATGAAAGGTATGCAAACAGAACAGCCGACACCAGAGGGAGCACCTGCAGGAGCTAACCCAATGGATACATCAGGAGCAGGTGGTGGTAATATAGGCGTAGGCCAAGCACCACTACCACAGGAACAAGGATTTACAGGTAATGCAGGACAGGGAGCACCTCAACAAGCTCAAGGCGTTGGTCAGCAACCAAGCCCAGTGGGATAAATTTGAAAACTATTTAGATAGTTTAATTGAACAACAACACAGAATAATGGAACAATCAGATAATGCCACTGCAATGCATAGAGCACAAGGTGCAGTATATCAATTACGTAGACTTAAACTATTGAGAGATGAAGTTTTAAAGAATGGCTGATCCTATTGACACAGGTAAAAAAACTGTAACTGGTAGAACTATATGGCGTGATCCCAAAACAGGTAAAGATTATTCTGAACGTAGTACTACTTTTGAAATAGATGGTATATACTATACTATGCCTACAGTAGCTGAAGATGGATCACAGTATACAGATGATCAAATTAGAGACTATGTTAAAAAGTATGGACCTTCCGATTATTTAACAGGTGAAGAATTACCTAAATTTAAAAGTCAAGAAGATGCTATAGAATATGCAATAAGCAGATCAGATACTAGAAAGAAAAAGGAAGAACCTATGTTAGAAAAACAAATGGAAATGTTTAACGAGGGTGGTTTAAAAGATGAGGGTGGTTCTGTAGACCCTGTATCTGGAAACGATGTACCTATTGGTTCTACTAAAGAAGAAGTTCGTGATGATATACCTGCTATGGTAAGTGAAGGTGAGTTTGTTTTTCCTGCTGACGTTGTAAGATACATTGGTCTTAACAATCTTATGAACATGCGTCAAGAAGCTAAGATGGGTTTAAAGAAAATGGAAGCTATGGGTCAGATGGGTAATGGTGATGAAGCCACACTACCTGACGATATGCCATTTGGTATGGCAGACATAGTTATTGTTGAAGGTTCAGATGAGCCAAAAGAAATGGCACAGGGTGGAGTTATACAAGCACAAACAGGTAAATTTATAACACCTATGTTTAATCCATCAGATAGAGATGACCGTGAATATAAAAATGCAAAAGGTGAAAGTTTATTTATTCCATTTTTAAATGGTCAGCCTGTGTATCCAATTCCTGCAGGGTATTCTCTTGTAGGTCAAACTCCAACAGAAACTACACCAGAAACACCTGCACCTGCAGAAGATGATGGCGGTGGTGGTAGAAAGAAACCTGTTGTAAATGAATTTACTGAGGCAGGTAGTTGGGCAGGTTCTCCATTAGACATGTACATTAAAGAAGCAGATAAAGTTACTACTTATGGTAATATGGCATCAGGTGTAGGTGCTGCTTTTAATCCTTTAATTGGTGGTTTTATGGCAGTAGCAGTTAAAAATGAAAAAAGAAAAATATTATCTACTATTGATGCTAGAATCGAACAGGCTAAAACTACAGAAGAAAAAAATGAATTAAAAGATATTAAAGACAGATTAACAAATCCAGAACGTAAAGGTATACTTAGCAAAGCAATTAACTCTGTTTTTGATGGGGTAGCAGATTCTCTTGGATTAAGTAAAGAAGAACAAGAAGTAGCAAAAGGTACAACTAAAACAGTCGTAGAACAAAAAACCGATGACACAGATGCTAAAACACAAAAAGATATAGATGATTCTATTAATGCAGCAGGAACAATAGACCCTACAGTTACTACTGTTACACCATCTGTAGATGAGTCTGCTATGAATATGTTAGACGAAGAGGCAACACCATTTGTACAGGTCAATACAGATACTTTATCTCCTACAGAAAAAGCAATAGAAGAGAAAGAAAGGTTACTAAATCAATCAAAAAATATAAATACAAGACCAGATGCTCTTGATTTACCAAGGACAAGTGGTTCTTTAAATATAAGTAACAATATACGTGCTTCTATAGAAAAGATTAAAAACCCAGAAACTGCTTTAGATGAAATTGATAATGTAACAAGTATTATAGAAAAACTAGAACAAGAAAATAAAGATTCCTTAGATGAAATAAATAAACAAACAGATACAATATTAAAATCTGCACCTGCAGGAGTAATAGCTCCAGAAGGTTTACCTACAACTTATCAAGCAGGTCAGCAAAGACGAGGCTCTACCACTAAAACTACTGAGCCTAAAGGCGAAACAACAGAAGAATTAAGAAAAAGATTAAGAAAAGAAAGAAAAAAGAAAAGAAGAGAAACAACTAGAGATATACTACAAAAATCTAGAGACATACAAAAAGAAAAGGAAAAAACAGGTAAATCTATTGCAGAAATTGGTAGAGAACGAGCACCTTCATCCGCAGCTAAATCTGTTGCAGAAAAAGCAAAAGAAGAAGGTGATCCAAGAAACATGAAGTCTGGTGGATTGGCTTCACGTAAAAAGAAATAATAAACCACTAATATGACTAGCTACCCATCCCCCATCCAACATGGCTACGGTGGCCCTAGTGAAAGGACAGATAATGTCAGAACAACAAATCATGGCTGAAGAAATGCAGTCACCTAAAAAAGTAGCATTTGCAAATCGCAAGTATACTAATGAAGAACGAGTAAAAAAAGAAGAAGAAGAACTAGAGCAATTAATTGCTGAACAAAAAGGTGAGGCAGAACAGGTTGAAGAACCTAAAGAAGCTGAACCTAAAAATGCTGAAGAACGTAGTTTTAAGAAACGGTATGGTGATCTACGTAGACATCAGCAAACAAAAGAAAAAGAATACGAAGATCGTATAAATGCACTTGAGCAACAACTTGGTGAAGCAACTAAGGCAGAGTTTAAACTGCCAAAGTCAGACGAAGACTTAGATAAGTGGGCTTCAACATATCCAGACGTAGCAGCTATTGTAGAAACAATTGCAATTAAAAAAGCAAAAGAACAATCTGCAGACTTGGAAAAACGAGTACAAGTTATTGATGAAATGCGTGAAACAGCAGCACGTGAGAAAGCTGAAGCAGAGTTAATTAAATTACATCCTGACTTTAGTGATATACGTGACAGTGACGATTTCCATGAGTGGGCAGATGAACAGCCTAAGTGGGTACAAGATGCACTGTATGAGAATGACCAAGATGCAAAGTCTGCTGCTCGTGCAATTGATCTTTATAAGTCTGATCGTGGCATTAGTAAAAAGAAAAGTGCCACATCAAAAGATGCTGCACGTTCCGTAGGTACACGGAATGAACGTAGTAAACCTCAGTCTGACGCATCGGGAAATGCAGTCAGAGAGTCTGATGTACAAAAAATGTCTGCAGTCGAATACGAGAAAAAATCGGATGAGATTATGGAAGCTATTCGTACAGGCAACTTTATTTACGATTTATCTGGGTCAGCTAGATAAAAAGTATTGACATTATAGTTATTTATGATATAACTATATATATGATAGTTTAACGCAGCCCCACTATGGATACCTGCGTTATCTATATCCCCAAGCAAACAACAGTGGCTTACGGACTTACCTAGTAAATCATGGCCCATAAATACAACACAAAGGCCAAGTGTTGTAAATATGCACCCTACGATGTCTAGCCTCCAATCAAGTATCTGTGTGTTTCGCATCTGTTACTGCTAATATAAGGAGAAACCATAATGGCGTTTTCATCAGCAGCAGGTCACGGCAATTTACCTAACGGCAATTTTAGCCCAGTGATCTATTCCAAACAGGTGCAACTTGCTTTCCGCAAGGCATCTGTTGTTGAAGCTATCACCAACTCTGATTATTTTGGAGAGATAGCCCAAATGGGTGATTCAGTAAAAATTATTAAAGAACCTGAAATCACCGTGAAATCATATGCACGTGGTACGACCATCACACCACAAGATTTAGACGATGAAGATTTTTCATTGACTATTGATAAAGCCAACTACTTTGCTTTTAAGGTTGACGATATTGAAGAGGCCCATAGCCACGTAAATTTCCAAAGTCTTGCAAGTGATCGTGCTGCATATAGACTATCAGACCAGTTTGACCAAGATGTACTTGGTTATCTATCTGGTTTTAAACAATCTGCAATACATGGTAATGCTAATACTGCCAACACAACTACTAACGGTAGTGTTGCTGTATCAACTGCAGGTTCTGACGAATTGCTTACCTCAATGAAGTTAGACGGTTCTGACTTTAATGCAGGTTCAGGCGGCTCATCAATTGCACTATTGCCACGTACAGGCGGTGCAACTGCTACACCTTCAACTACAGGTGAAGCAAACCCACTACAACTTATTGCTCGTATGGCACGTAAGTTAGATCAACAAAATGTTGACTCACAAGGTAGATGGCTTGTCGTAGACCCAGTATTCATGGAAATTCTACGTGACGAAGATTCACGTCTTCAGAACGCAGATTTTGGTGAGTCAGGTGGAATACGAAACGGTCTTGTAGTAAATAACCTACATGGCTTTCAAGTACATGTTTCAAACAATCTACCTACAATTGGTACTGGTCCTGCAACTGAAGCTGCTTCAAACTCATCTAACTACGGTGTTATCGTAGGTGGACATAGTTCTGCTGTTGCAACTGCAGAGCAGATCAATAAGACAGAAACATATCGTGATCAGGACAGCTTTGCTGACATTGTTCGTGGTATGCATCTATATGGTCGCAAGATTTTACGCCCAGAGGCGTTGGTCAATGCGATATACAACTTGCGATAAGGGG